TGCTGGACAGGAGATTGACACAGGTATTGCTGATGTAGATCAAATCGAAGATGATATCAAATCTATCGATGGTAATGACATCACTATTCAAGACACTGTTGATGGAACATCATCTGGAGACAACGATACATTTGATTCATTAGACGATGACATCTTTGACTTTAGCGAAAGCGATCCATTCTCAGAGGGTAGTTACTGATGTTTCGTCCATTTTACAATGAGTCTATTCGTAAACTGATCGTAGCGTTCGGATCATTATTTAATAACATTCGTATTTCTAGCACTAACTCTAGTGGAGTAGAGCAGTTTATAAAAGTTCCCTTATCTTACGGTCCAAAAGAAAAATTTATTCGTCGCATCGAAGAGGACAGTTCAATTGGTAACAACAGTAAAGTTCAAATGACTTTGCCTCGTTTAGGTTTCAATATAACCGACATGTCGTATGATGGTGCTAGAAAAAGAAATACGTTACAGAAAAGATTTTATGTAGAGACAGGCTCCACAGGTGGACATCCTGCATATGAATTTGCTGAGGTTCCGTACAACTTTAACGTATCGTTATATGGTTTCACCCGTTCAATGACAGATGCCTTACAAATTACTGAGCAAATACTACCCTACTTTACTCCTGAGTTCAACGTTACTGTTAACTTTGACAAAGATGTTCATCCTAAAGTTGACATACCAATTATTTTAAATAACGTGACGATGGAGGAGGAGTATGAGGGTGATTTGGATGAGAGAAGAAGAATAACCACACAGTATGACTTTAACGTAAAATCATATGTATTCGGTGAGAGAAAACGGTCGAATGTTATTCTATACACAGAGTCTACATTCTTCGAATTAGTTGGGGATAACTACCTTAATGCAGGACCGACTGGTGCGATTAGTAGAGTTGA